TGATAAAGAAGGAAAGAAAATTTGGACTCAGTTCAAAGGTCAAGTTCAAAAAGAAAGAAAATTATACGATTCTCAAATCATATACATCTCTTATGCTAACGTTAACACAGCAAATCGTGTTTCTTATGTAGAACGCTTAGTAAGATCGTTTAACTTATTGAGAATTATGGAGCATTCTCGAGTAATATGGGCAACAGTTAATGCTTCATTTAAAACGAAATTCGTAATTCCTGTAGGAGGTAAATCAAAAACAAGGGCTAGACAATCTCTAGGAGTTTTGATGCAAAACTATCGTGAAAATATAGATTTCGATACAGAATCAGGAGAATTAAAGGTAAATGGTAAATCGATGATGCCATTTAATAAAGAGTATTGGTTACCTTCAGGCGAAGCCGGAGAACCAACTATCGAAACAATTGGTAATGACGGTCCAGATCTTTCAGATACTGAAGCTCTTAAATACTTCAGAGAAAAACTAATCAAAGTATCTAAGATTCCTCTTTCTAGATTCGATATGGAATCTCCTCCATCATGGGAAATGAATGCCGAAGGTATGACTAGAGATGAAATCAAATTTGGTAGATTTATTACTCGTATCCGTTCAGTATTTCAAGAAATTCTTATTAAGCCTTTATGGATTCAAATGTGCTTAGATTTCCCTGAATTGAAAGACGATGATGCATTTAAAGCACAAGTCGGTATTAAATTCAACAAATATAACATTTTTGAAGAGATGAAAGAAATAGAAATCCTTCAAAAACGATTAGATTTCGTAACTTCTATGAAAGACGGTCTTGTTGAAATGGATGCTAATATGAACGAAGTTAAATACTTTGCTTCTGAATTCTTGATACAAAGATTCTTAGGATTATCTCCGGAAGATCTGAGATCAAACAGAAAAATGAAAGCTCAAGAAGACGAAGAAAAATTAGCACAAGCCAAAAAAGCAGCCGAAATAGGAGTATAAAACACAAATGAAGTGTTAGATATATAGATAAAAATAAAAGCTTAAACTATGAGCAATAAAACCCTTCTGATTGTTGAAAGATCAGAGAATAAATTGAACCTTATTAACGAAGGAGAAGACAAATACGTTTTAGAAGGTACATTTACTGAAATTGGTGTTAAAAATAACAACAATAGGATTTACGACGAGAAAGAAATTCTTCCTCATGTTAATGAATTAAAGAAGATGTGTGAGCAGAATAAGCTTTTAGGTGAATTAGATCACCCTAAATCTTTTGATATTTCTCTTAAAAACGCTTCACATGTTATAGAATCTATTGAATACGACAAGGACTCTAAAAAAGTTATCGGTCGTATTCGTCTTTTAAATACAGATGCTGGTAAAAACGCTAGAGCTCTTGTTGATGCAGGAGTTCCTCTTCATATTTCAAGTAGAGCTGCTGGTGTTGTTGAAAGTAACGGTCATGTAAAAATCAAAAAAATGTTTACTTATGACTTAGTTGCTAATCCAGGATTTTCTAATGCTGAATTAAAAAGAGTTAATGAAAGCTATGGATTTGAGACTGATGATAACTTAGGTCTTTTTGAAGTTCCTGATTTTTGGACGTTCAAAGGATTTACCGAAGTCGATGAAAACAAAAACACACAACCCGAAAATAAAAAAGTAAACGAAATGGATGCAAAAAAATACATTTCCATCGAGGACTTTAACGAATACACTAAGATCGTAAAGAATGAATTTGAAAATCTTAAAGCGTCGATTCAAGAATCCTCATCTAACAATGGAGATAAATCAATTAACGAAGGACTTGTAAAATACTCTGAGGCGATTGCTAAGAAAGTAAATAGTTTACAAGAGCATGTCGGAAGAATCACAGAAAATGTTGATGGACTTATTTCTCATAACGACTACATTATAGAAAATCTAGAGAAAGTTAAAAATTATGCCGAAATGGTAGGAGAAAAAACTAACGTAGGTATTAATTATTCAGAGCAATTGGCAGAATCTGTAGATCATTTGATTGAATATACTAGAATGGTTGCTGAGAAAGCAAATGCAGGAATTAATTACACTGAATCGATCGCAGAAAAAACTTCTAGCTTGATTGACTTCACTAATTACATCGCTGAAGAAACTTCTAATCGATGGGGTTACCAGTCTCATATTAATGAGCAATTAGATAAAGTTATTTCTCATAACGATTACATCGTTGAAGGAGTAGATTCTGTTATTAAGTACTCTGAATACTTGAAAGAAAATACAGAAAATCTTTCTAATTACTTAAACTTCGTAGTTGAGCAAATCAACGAAGGAGCTTCTATCGAAGACATTAAGAAATCAACAGATGTTATAGTTGAAAAAGCAAAACAAATTTCATCTGTTACAGAGTCTTTAAAAGTAGATAATAATGATGATTTTAAATCAGATATCACAAACCAATTAAATGCAATTCTTGAATCTGCTAAAACTGAAAAAGAAAACGAATTAGATAAAAAATATCATTTCTTTCAATTCTTAGGAGAAGCTAAAAGAAGAGAATTCGATTCATTCAACGAAGAAACTCAAAATCGTATAGTTGAAGCTTTTTCTAAATCTCGTTATTACGGAACTGCTGATGCTAATAAGATATGGGAAGGATGTTTTACTCAAGCTCCTAAAAGAGCCGATTGGTTACTTCAAATGCCAACTAGATTCTTAAGTTCTTGGAATTCATTAACTGAATCTCAAAAGAATGCAATCAAAGCTCAAGCATCTACAAGAGTTCTTGAATCGCAATACCAAATCGATAATTTCTGGGAAACTAGAGATTTAAGAGGAGTTAAAATCGATACTCTTAACGAAAATGTTAATGCCCCTATCAACGAATCTTCTGAATATAAATCAGATGACTCTTATATGGAAGCAGTTAAAGCAGGATTTAGATCAAGATTTAAAAGATAAAATAGATAATTTAGACATGAAACATATATTAAATTTTAGTGAATGGCTTAACGAATCTCTAATAGTTGAAGGCAATATGGCAAAAACAGGTTCTAAAAAACTAGAACCTATGGAATCCTCAAAAGATATGGCTAATGTTAATTTACAAATAGCTTTCTTTTTGGGAGTTGGTACAGATCTTAAATCAATTATTCAATGTGATGAATATAGTGGAGAAGACGAACCAGTTGGTGATAAAATCTACAATTATTTAGTATCTAATTTTGATATGGATAAATCATCTTCGACTAATGTTGATGATTATGAAATTAACTTCGATCCTAAATTAAAAGTAGTAATGACAACTGATCCTGCTGATGGAATGCAAGCTTATTACTTTACATCAAACTCAAATTTCTAAAAAAATTAATATCGTAATAGATATATAGTAAAGAAATTCCGAAACTGCTAAGATGCCAAAAGCAAAAGGAAAATTAAATAAAACAAAAAAAACACAACAAAATGTATTTGTTAAACGAACAAGAGATTTTCTCTAAATGGGCTCCAATCTTGGAGTCAGAAGTTGGTATTACAGAGCGTAACAGAGTTGAATGGATGGCTAAATATTGTCATTACCATGAACTTTACGAAAGTAATTCTTACTCAACACTAGGTGCCGTTAACGGTATGGGTGCTACTCGTTTCCCTGGTGATCCTGGAAACCAAGCAGATTTCTTTAATCAGCCTTCTGGTTCTGGTGATAAAGCACACACATTATTGCCACTTGCAATGCAAGTTGCAGCACAAACTGTAGGTCTAGACCTTGTACCAGTTGTTCCTATGCCTGGTCCAATGGGTGTACTTACTTACTTAGACTTCGTTTATGCTGGTGGTAAAACTAATGGAACTGGAGCTGATACTCCACTTTTAATTCGTTTGAATTATTCAAACTATTCAACTTTTTCAGCATTGAACCTAGTTCAAGGAGCTACTTCTTCTGTAAATAACGGAATCTCTATCGCTTACGTTGGTCAATCTCGTATCGATGGTATGCCGATCTTCCACGTAAGAGGTACTCAAACTTCAGGAAACATCGCTTCTAACATTAGTGGTGCTACTGTAGGATCTACTTCGATTGGTGCTTCATCTGCATGGACAGTTGAATTAGTTAAAGCACTTGAAGACCACATTACAGGTTTCTCAGGTTCTGCATTGAAAGACGAAACTTACACAGGTTTCGATATCAATGATCCTTACTCAAGAGCTGAAGGTGAAGGTACGATGGATAACATCATGAACCTTTCATTGTTCAACAAATCAGTAGAAGCTAAAACTTTCCAAGTTGCTGCTGCTGTTACTCGTGAGCAAGTTCAAGATTTGAAACAATTCGGAGTAGATGCTGTATCTCAAGTAGAATCAGTACTTATCAACGAATTGACTCAATCAATCAACAAAAATATCCTAGATCGTTTATTCTTCTTAGGTGAAAGAAACCACGAATACGTATTACGTACTCAAGGACAAAACTTCTTCCTTAACTTAGGATCTACTTCTATTACTGCCGGTACTGGATGTTCATCTGCTACAAACTTTGGAGCTTACTTACAATCTACACAATTGAAAAGTGCTACTGTAGCTGCTACAGAGGTAACTAACTCTGCTTCA